GGGCGCTGCGGCGAGCATGGCGACAAAACAAGCGTGTGCGCAATCCACATGCGTTTCTGCATTGGGCAATTCAGCACTCCAAGCCAGCGCGCCCGCGATGTTCATGTCAGGCACTCCATTTACCGGCACCACCTTCAGATTCAAAGCCGGCAGGGCGGCCAGGAGGGCGTCTAGGGCGTCTGTAGAATGCTTTAGGGCGATATACCACCACATCGGGTTGGTGAGCCTGACGAACGTGAAATGCTCATCGTCGGTCTTTCCCTCTGGCGTTGGATATCCATTCAGCAAAATCGCCCGCGCCATAGCCTCGATCACTTTTTCGCGTGGGGTCATTTCGGCTCCTTCAGCTTAGCTTCCAGGCGGGCGATGGCGGCAAGGATCGTTTTTGGGTGCGAGTCAGCGCGGACAATCGCTTTTAGTTTTTCAAACGAATCAGGCGGCGCGCGTTCGACTTCGACGGCGACGGTTGCTTCGAACAGTTTGATTTCCGCGTAAGCTTCTTCCTTCGATTCACTTGGGGCGGCGTTGTATTTCAGCGCCGCGTCCACCAACTCAGCTTCAGCGTCAGTCATGGTGCGGGGGATAGGTTCGATCAATTCTTGGTCAAGAATTGCCATACCACCTCTGACGCGCACCTTGGGCCACCCGCTTGTGGTCATATCCACCACCCGCAACCCGATCACATCGTCAACTTTCCATTCCATGTTTTGTCCCCTTATTTCATTGGTGCCAGTTGGCGCAGGTCGCATCGGGCGGTGAGAATTATTGCCCCTGCTTTTTGCAAGTCTTCCATAGTGCCGGTTTTTGCGACCAAGCACATATCAAGGTTGGCAAACACACGCTCGGGCGGTGCAATTTGCACTGATCCCATTAAGGCGATGACCGCCATTGAAAAAACGCCCATAACTTATTCCTCCGTTGGCCATTCCCGTTTTTGAGCCTCAAGGAAAACATCCAACGCAATTGGGTGAAACGGTGGCAGTGGTGAATTGCCGGCCAACAAACGCGCACGTTTGGCGGCGGCAACAGGATCAAATGGAACCTCAATTTGTCGTTTACCTTCAACCCGGCCCACATCTTCGGCGGGCAATGGGGGAAGCTTTACGCGCGGCGGCAATTTCAGCCGAGTGCGCAAGCTGTCCACGCCTTTTACGGTCAGATGAAACTCGTCAGCCAACTGCTGACGAGTGGCACCCGCATTCCAGGCTTCTGTGAACTTCTTGTGCGTCTTTTTGGGAACGCGATCAATTCGCGTCAACAAGGGTGCGGATGCCATTAGTAATTCCTAAAACGGGATGTCGTCATCGAGGTCAGGGGCCTGCGTGGCAGGTGCTGCCTTGTAAGCAGGCCGGTCGTCGCCGGACGCACTGTCCTTTTTGCTATCAAGCAAAATGATCTCGCCCTTGAACTTTTGCAGGACGATTTCAGTCGTGTATTTTTCGTGCCCGTCTTTGTCGGTCCACTTGCGCGTTTGAACCGCGCCTTCAATGTAAAGCTGCGAACCTTTCCGCACATACTTTTCGACCACATCGGCAAGCCGGTCGTTGAAAATCACAATGCGGTGCCATTCGGTCTTTTCCTTGCGCTCGCCGCTGTTTTTGTCTTTCCAAACATCGCTTGTGGCGATGGTCATGTTGACGATTTTGCCGCCGTCCTGCGTGGTGCGAACCTCCGGGTCTTTCCCGGCGCGGCCAATCAAAGTCACCTTATTCAAGCTACTCACTTATCGTCTCCTGTTGCTGGTTGGTCAAAGGCAGCAAGCGCGCCGGCAACGGCTTCATCAACGCGCTGTGCCAGTTCCGGTCGGCGTTCACTGAGCGCCTTCCGCTGTTTCACCACGTCCGCATCGGCGGTCATGGCTTGCAGTTCTTCAATGGTCGTAACGGCCTTCACGCGCTCCACAAGGGCGTCAGCAAGGTTTGCGGCCTTATCCACGTCAGCCACGAGCGGCTTAATGGTGAACCCCTTCTTGCTGCCCCTGGTGGCCGTTAAAGCCATGGTCATCGTCGTCGTGATGTGGCTTGCATGGCTGATCCGTATGCCTCCAACAGCGAGACCGCCAAATTGGACCTTTTCATCCCGATAGAGTGTCAGGCTTCGGCCTACGTATGCGCTGCCATCCGGCCCCCAAATGTTAATCAGCGCCCGCCGCATGGACTTGCCCGGCTTGTAAGGTTTGCCGCCGTCACCTTCAAAGCCAATCGCAATCGGTTGGTCCGGATCTGGCGTCGGGCTGACCTTCGTGATTTTGATGGTCAGCGAACCGCCGCCCAGCAAATCGTCGGCGTTGAGTTGGTCGGACTTGGCGATGACGGTTTTGCGCAGGTCAATCATACAATGATCTCCATTTCATCCTGGCGCATGCGGCGCTGCGTTGGGAATGTGCGCATTTCGCCCGACTCAATCATGGCCGCATAACGCTGATGATGGTCTTGAAGCCGGCCTTCAAACGCGGACGCGGCGGCGATGATGGCGGCTTGGATGCGTTCATCGGGTTCAACGCGAATCACGGCCATAGGCAACCCGCCGCAATAACTAATGAAGTCGCACCACTTGCGGCCCGACACCAATAGCCCGGTTTGCACCTGCATCACATAATCGTCGGGCATACTCCCGTCGATGATGGTTTGCACTTGATACTTTTGCCGGCGCGATTTGCATTCAATCAGGCCGTCATCACCCACAAGGCCATCGGGAGAATACCCAATCGTAAACCCCCATTTGTCGTTGGTCATAAAGCCGACCTCGCGCACCGGGGCCACGTTCTTGTCGTAGACCAAGCGCGCTTCAATCTCGTCCTCACGCCCCCGCAGCATGTCATCACTGACATACATTGGCTCAACGTAGCCGGTGATGCGCTGGGCCAACAACTCGAACAAGTGCGCGCGTTCTTTGTCGTTGCTGGCAGCCTTGAGGGTTGGCGTGATAATCAGCTTCATTTCACTGGCCGTCAGCAACCCACATCTGGCCGCAAGCCATTCGTCGGTGCCCTGTTCCAATTCCTCGTAAACTTTAAGCATCTTCTTCCCCTTGTATTCTGGCCGGTCAAGCCAATCGCTACCCATGAGCGCGCATTGCCAAAACAAAGCCAGCGCAAAATGCCACCGGAATCAGTGCTGACACCGTAAGCACAAACAGGTGATTGGTTCGCTGTTCCTGCATGTGAAAGAATTTGATGTCAGTGGCGCAGCGCCGCATTTCGCGGACGATATCAAACGCAACGCCTCCGTCTTGGTTGACGGCAATTTCTGCCTGTCTTACAAGGGTTAGCAGCCGCGCAATTGCGTCTTTCATTTGGTCCTCCAAATACGCAAGCCCCCGTCGATTATGCGCGAAACAAGCGTCTTGTTGCGGTTCTTGGCACGATAGCGGTTTAGCCAATTGGCAAGCGTCTTGTGCGTTGCGCCGGGCACAAAGAATGAATCCCCCGCCTTCATCGCGTCAAACGGATAAGGGCAGGAACTTAAAGGCGCGCGGGGCGCTGGCACGGGAATACCGCTTACCACTTCATATTCTTGCGATTTAACGTTTGCTTTGGTTTTTGCCATTGTTGGCTCCTGTTGGATGTTGTTAGCGTGTTCAATTTGCGCTTCGTGCTTTGGTGTGTCAAGCGGAAGAAGCAAAAAAAATTGCATGACGGGCAACCGGCCTTGCGTATTCCTTCAATCCTTAGTAAACTCAAGGACATGAGCACACCTGATTTCAGCCCCAAAGCCGCTGCCGCTGCACTTGGTCTACGGCACGACTTTATCGCCGCCAAACTAGGGGTTCATCCGTCGGTTTATTCCCGGTGGGTGAACAACGTTCGGCCAATTCCAACCGAGTATCACGGGAAGATGGCGCGCATCCTGAAGGTGCGACGCAAACAGATTACGGCTTATTCCTTGAAGGCGGGGATTGATGGCTAATTTATCCGAAATTTTCCACGCCCTGACCGCAGCTTGCAGTGATGCCGGCGGGCAAACGGCGTGGGCTGAAAAGAATGGGATCAGTCCCACTTACGTCAGCCTCGTGTTGAACGCCAAAACAGAACCGGGGCCAAAAATCTTGGCCGCGCTTGGATACCGCAAACAAATAAGTTATGAAAGGCTAAACGCATGACGCCTGAAATGGGTGATAACAGCATCAATGCCGACCGTCTGCGGTCTGTGGTTGAGCGCATCGAACGTTTGGAGGAAGATCGCAAGGCGGTCGTGTCCGACATTAAAGATATTTATATGGAAGCCAAAAGCGCGGGCTTTGAAGTGCGCGTGTTGCGGCAACTCATCAAACTGCGGGCTATGAACGAAGATGATGTGGTGGCGCAAGAAACCATGCTGGATATTTACCGGCGGGCCTTGGGCGGAATTTGAATGCAGCACCGCGAACACGATCTTCAGGCAAGCATTAAGGCGTGGGTCAGGCGGTGGGTTACGTCCCCCTGCGTATTCCTTGCCTTTGATCGGTCGCGGGCTACGTCAGAAACCCAATACTTATTTGAGGCAGCGCGCGGCATCAGGGCCGGCACACCCGACACGGTGCTGTTGTATCCTGACGGGAAGTGCTGGTGGGTTGAGTTAAAGGTTGGCCGAAACAAGGCGCAAGAGGCCCAACTGGCTTTGCACCTCGAAATGGCAGGCGTCGGCCATCATGTGGATATTATCTACACGGTGGCCGATTACGCGAATGCCCTGTATGCAAAGGGACTGACGTTGCATGCTCGCGCGCGGGAAGAAGCCGCTGCCCTGGATCGCAAATTAGCGGCGAAGTGGTCGGCAGGAAAAGAAGACGGCGTGAAGAAAGTTATTCCCGGCGCTGCGCGGGCAACGGGACGGGAAGCAAAAAAGCGGGCAATCGCTAAGATCGCCCACCTTCGCAAAGATGGATTGTTTTTTTAAGCGTGGCCAACGCCGGAAACCGTTGGCATGGGTGGAGCGTCCTCTGTGCCGCCAAACAAACGGTCAAAGTGCGCCTCTGCTTCGGCTTTCCAATCTGGCCGGTTGCCGTAGCAGTCAAAGCAAATGCCAGCCACAATCATGCCGGGCGCTGCCTCTGCCTTTTTCTCGTCGGCAATGCTAGCGGTGACAAACGCAGCCGGGGAAATTTCCTCAAAAAAGACATTGCAGCAACTACACCGGATTTTGCCTGGGTTTTCTTCGACCTTTTTCAAAAAATCAAAAGCCGCCGCGTGTTGCTTGGGCATGCGCGTTTGATTTTCGACCCACGCCAACAGACTTTTGGCCATTCCTGCGGGATGAATGAAAGATAATTCAATCCGCTCGCCATCTTCGATTTGGTCGTAAAACTCTTGAATGGCCTTGCCGTTTTTTTTGCTGAGGCTCATGGTTAGTATTCCTCTGGCAAAAGAATGGTGGTGCTGGACCTGTCAGCCTCGGTGATAACCCACACGGTATTTTCGCCGTGGCCCTTGCATTCCTCAAGGGGGTTGATGGGATAAGCCGACAAAATGCGGTTGCCCAATTCGATGGCCTGATTGTTGGCGGCTTTATCTTCGTCGCACACTGCGCCCCACTCGCCGGTCTGGTGCATGCGCAAAATGGCGACGCCATATTGGGGGCCGGACAGGCGCAGCATAGCCCCGGTGGTTATAACAACGTCGCCAAGATTAAATTTGGCGTCGGGGGCAAGGTCAGCTTCGGCGGCGGTTAATAGCTGCTGAGGTTCGCCAAAATCGGCACCCTCCGCCTTTGCGGCTTCGTAAAGCGCCTTCTTGGTTTGCAGGCCCATAACAGCGCGGTCTTCTTCTTCGGTCATCTGCTTATTCCTTGCGTGTGGTTCACGGTTTGATTATGTCACTGCTTTTGATGTATTGCAACCAGTAATTGAGTGATATTTTCAAGTTTTTCGGATATTTTTTCAAATTGCTCCATGAAGGGCACGTAATCCTTCGCCGGCTGTTGCTGCTTTTTGCGGATTTTGCCTTGCAAAATGTCAATTTGCCGCGCGGTGATGCGACCAGCGTTGGGCTGTTCCATGATCTGGTGTGTGTTCAGCGCCAGAAAGTCATCTTCGCTGCAAATGGGCGGCTGCATGTTGCGCAACACATTGGCCGCGCGGATTGGAAGGCGGCTCGTGTGAATGAGGTTTTTCAGATAGTCGTTCGCAGTCATTGCTTCGGTTCCTTGTGTTTCGCGTGATGCCAGCCAGTGGACCACCAAAAAGCGCGGGTATCGGTGGACAGGCTGGAAGGGCGGAATAGGTCGCCCTGCTTGCGGTGTGGGTTGTCGGTGAGTTCCGCGCGCTGTGTCTGCGCGCGGAATCCTTGGCGATAAGTTATGCGCAACGGGCGACGCATGGCCTACAGTGTGCCATACTGGCCGGCTTCCTCCATCAAGCGATCACGCGCAAAACGATACATGCGCGTCAAGTTTTGGGCATCCTGTGGCGCACTAAAGAGGCGAGCGGCGCGACAATGACAGGCTTTAATTGAACGGCGCAGCGCAATGGCGGCATCGTATAGCGCGCTACTGTCGCCGCGCGTGATGTAGAAGGACAATTTTTCATCGTGCGCCTTAACCCATCGGCGTCGGCAACTGGTCAAGCCAAGCAATATTTTTGCCTGCTCGGTCAGACCGCTAGGCTCTGCA